ATACAGATAATGGCAACACTAACCAGCACAATAACAGAAAACATAACCTTAAACGGAGCTGACAGGGGATCCACTAATACATTAAGTGTAGCAAGTGTAACTCAGGTGTTTCACCGTATTGTAACATGTCCTACTGGGCAAGATACTACCGTAGCCACTTTTGCCAGTACCGTAGATGACAGTACAGGGGACGTAGGGAGCTTAGCGGGTAGCTTAGATGTGGAGGATGTAAAGTACATAAGGGTAACAAACCTTGATGGTACCCACCCAATAAACCTGTCTTTACAGGTAGATGCGGGTGAAGACGATACAGCAGCCGATGAGTCAGCCTCTATACTTATAGCGGCGGGCAGGAGTTTTATTATGGGGGTGCCCAGTGAGGGTTTTGCTGTTAGCGATGCAGACGCTGATATTATAACTGGAGCGCATTTACACAACCTAGAATCATTATTAATAGATCCTTTAAGTGAGTCAATTACTGTGGAGGTCTTTATAGCAAGCTAATTATGCAAACAAAAAGAAAAACCCTACCTAAACGCTTTACAGGAAGCTCAAAGAAAAAATCCTACGGATTTGGCGGTGCCGTAATGTCTGGTGTTAACAGTTTTATGAATAAAGAAAAAATCCTCCCGTCACTCTTTAAAGCTTTTAAAGCTGGGGTCACTCCAGGTAGTGGTGTTCAGCAAGGCCTAAAGCTTGGGAGTACCGTTGCGGGTAAGCTCGGAAAAGATAAACTTAGTCAAGGGTTAAATTTAGCAGGTGGACTATCTGGTGGGCTTACTGGTGGTGGCGGTGGAGGTTTTTTATCTAGTCTCAGTAAAGGTACGGGTGGACAGGGTTTTCAAAAGCTAATGCAGGGCTGGGGCAAGACAGCAGCAGCAAATGGAATGAAAGTTCTAAAAAGTTACCATGAGGGAGGCGGAATACCTCACCAACACGGAACTGATGGATCTATCACAAACGAACACGAAGACACCGATAGAACGGAAGGATCTAATATCTACTCCGCGGAAAATAACGTCAATCCAAATACTGGAGATGTAATGCCAACCCGTCAGCAAAAAGAAATAGGTAAGATGTTGAGGGGTGAAATGAAAGATTACATGAAGTCTGTTGGTTTAAATCCAAATGGCCATGCAAGACTACTTGATATGCACAGAGCAGGCGAGATTAACCTTAAGGAGGTACCTGCATTTCAAAACATTGTAGAGCTGTCAACAGCAGGCTGGAGCCCAGAAGCAAAGGAGAGGTACACAGATGCGATAACGTCAAACATCCTAGGAGGAAACGGTTGGGTTCATCTACCTTATATCGGTTTGCAGGCAGATGAAAAGTCTTTTATGAAAGACACAAAAAATAGAGACTTTAGCGAGGGTCTAACTTTTAGGGATGCAGGTAAAACTGGGGTCACCTTAGGTGGCGGACAAGGAGAATTAAGAAAGTCTGACAGGGTGAGACCAGAAGCTTCGCAGAGCTGGACCTACACAGAAGGCATGAAGGAGAAGTATAACCCTGGTATGAACCCCATCGACCCGCGCCAAGCTAATGAAATTTCAACGGATACTGATCGTGAACTGATGGAGGGACCGCCTCCAGGGGAGCGCCACGGGTATGGCGAGGATCCAATACCCGAATTCCATGGGTACGGTGAGGATGACCCAGAGCCAGACCCAGAGCCAGATGGAGGTCTTGGTGAGTATGATTTAGGGCTTAGAGATCTAGACCCATCTGACTATACAGGATCGACGGCAGACCAAAGCGCAACTGGTCCGTGGTCAGGAGAGACAAGAGACCCCCGAATGCAGGGAATGAGACTTCTTAAGGAGGGGGAGACTCAAGAAGACGGAGGAGCCGTATATGCTCATGGAGGGAGAATACCTAACCATATGCTAAGACAGATGTTAAAAAAGGACACATACAGGCTGAGGCGTAGGCGCTAGTCTACCTCTTCTTCTCCGAGGGCATAGGGGACTGCAAATGTCTAAGGGTGATAATAAGCTCGTTTGCTTGAGCGTTGTTGTATCTCTTTATTTTGTGGTTTACCTCTGATGACTTGGTGGGCATAAGTGGTAACAAGATAATCACCAGTAGTGTGAGTTTTGCAAAGTAACTTTTCATAGTATATAAATTAAAGGTTAAAGATTCAGTCGTATATTTGGACTGCTGATCTTAATATAGAACTAATTTTTGAGAAAAACAAATTTGATTGAATAAGTTTTATTTCAACCCAAGGAGAAAACATCGAGATCATGCAGTAGAAGCTGAGAAAACTAGACTAAATAAAATAAAAAATGAAACTAGAAGTAATAAGGTTCAACAAAGGGAAAGACTCAACTAACGGAATATTATTTGATATAACTAATGGTAAAAGAAAATTTTTATGCTATACTCTCGAAGATGAGAGCCGCACTGAAAAAGTGTGGGGAGAAACTTGCATACCTGAAGGAGAGTATGTTCTCGGTCTTCGGACTGTGGGGGGACATCATGCTAAGTACTCTAAAAGGTTTGCTGACATCCATATGGGGATGCTTCACGTACTTGATGTACCTAATTTTAAATATATTCTTATTCATTGCGGCAACACTGACGAGGATACTGCTGGTTGTCTGCTCTTGGGTGATTCGCAAGAAAACAACAACATCAAAGAAAACGGATTTATCGGACGATCTACCCAAGCCTACTTCCGAGTCTACGAAGACATCGCAAAAGCGGTCAAAGAAGAAGAGTCAACGATAACGTATAGAGATTTTGCGGACTGCCTATTGCTCTCCCAAACTGACGTTAGCGGTTTCTTTAAGGGGGAAGCCTAGCTCTCTGTACACTCTCTGTACAAGAAGTCTAGCTTTTTGTGTTAAAGCATACCTCACCCTATAGTTATATTTAGTTTCATCCCTAAAAAGGTGATCTTCATATGTGTTAGAGGGAGTAAGCTTATCAAAATGTTTATATATGTAGCCTTTATTGGCCAGCGGGTATATAAAGCGATTCTGGGTATTATTCTTATTCATCTCCATATCCTGTGATGCGAAGTCTATGGTAAAGAACTGAAGGTCGTAACCCCATAATAGAAACTCTACCTCTGAAAATGTTAGATCGGTATTTTTGTTTATATTACGTTTAACTTGTTTTAATCTCTTAAGATGGTTCCTTAAAATATATTTCTTATCTTGCAGAGCAAAGTCTCTGAAGAGGCGCTTTTTTGGAACTCTACTTTTAGGCATTTAATGAATTTATTACGCAAAGATATGGAAGAAGAGGCTTTTTTCTTAGAAATACAGCGTTTATCTTTAGAGATAGATGCGGTAGTAGACAAATACGACATGCGAGACAGGGTGGCGTCAATAATGATAACAGGGATAATGGATGAGGATTTTTTCGGTAACGTAAGACTAAAGGCTATATATAGCTATAGTCTGCAATCAAAGGAAGAGTTAGATAGTATAATGGATTTTGTAAATAGCACCTGGCACGAAGAGGAGATTAATAACATAGAAGGATATAAAGATATAGACGATCTACTGGACGGAACAGGAATAGAATTAGAATAAAATGGAAGGACTTATTAGAAAAATCGTGGTCGGAAGAGACCCTAAAGACGGTATGGCTTATTATATTGGTATGCGAGCAGGGGCGGGCAAGGTAAGCACCATTATACAGGATGATCGTCACCTGTCTAAATATGGAAAAAATAGATACCTTGTGTACATGGAGGATACTGAGGGGGCTCAGACTCTATGGAAAGCTATAGACGGAATGCCCTGTATGTTAGAATTTGATTGTAATTTTTGATATGAGCAAGAGCAAAGGACTAGGAGACACTATCGAGAAGCTAACGACTCGAACAAAGATAAAAGCCTTGGTTGAGGCCAATCGCAAACGCAGAGGGAAGAAAGAATGCGGTTGCGCAAAACGCAAAGATAAATTAAATAAAATGTTCCCATATAAAGACTCTAAGAATGAAGACGTTTAATCTATTTGTGGTTAAGATAGACCATAGGCTTAAGGAAACGATAACCTCGGATAGCGGATTCGAGCTACATATAGACGCAAGGTTTAACGACTTTGACAATCGAACTACGGAAGGCCCCGTTGTGTGTGTGCCTTTTAAGTTTGATACAGGGGTGGAAGAGGGGGACACCTTGTACTTCCATCACCTAGTAGTTTTAGGTGGAGATAATAACGGTCAGATTTTTACAGAAGAAGACAACACCTATATCGTTACTTACGATCCAAACAACGCAATTGGAAATCAAGCTATAGCATATAAAAGCCAGAAAGACGGGAAGATACGATGTCTAGCTGGATGGTGCCTATTGAAGTCTGTAGAACAGGAGGAGCTAAAGCTTCAGTCCAGCCTTATAGAGATAGTGGACCTAAAGGAATCTTTACCCACAAAGGGTGAGGTTGCCTATACATGTAAAGAGGCTGATGATCAGGGGGTTGTGCCTGGGGACGTTGTAGGGTTTAAGCAGAACAGAGATTACCGTATAACTATAGATGGGACAGAGTATTACCGAACCCGCGCAGAAGATTTAATGTATGTCGAAAACTGAATTTAGCACCATAGGGGCTTCCAGAAGGCTTATGTCTAGCATGGAGATAGCTATAGATAATATGATCGAAGAGATTAAAAAGCCTGTAGACCCTGAGATTAACGGTAGCGCCCGTAAGGCTGAGTTACAGTCCATTAAGCAAACAGCAACAGACTGTAAAGAGCTCATTATAGAAAGGCAGAGGTTGGCACAAATGGTTAAGGACCTTGAGTCTAGCGGAGATATAAAAGATATAAAAGACTACAGTGGCGGGTTTGCCGAAAGGTTTTCGAAATGATACAATGTAGGAGCTGCCAAAGACTAAAGGATGAAGAGGATTTCTACCTAAGAGCCGACGGTATTAAAAGATTTAATAAATGTAAGTTCTGCATATCAAAAGAAACGGCTGATCAAAAGCGCGATATTTATAAATGGGTAGATACCTATAAAGCTTCCCAAGGGTGTGGCCATTGCGGAATAAAAGATGAAAGATGTTTACAGCTGCACCATAGGGACTCCTCCACGAAAAAACATAGTGTAGCAACCCTTATAGGGAAGGGGTATATCTTCAGGACGGTAAAGGAGGAGGTGGAGAAGTGCGATGTTTTATGCGCTAACTGCCACTCTATACATCATTATGAGGACAGAAGATCAGGAGACTGGGGGGCTGGCAGGTATGATTACGAAACCGATGATAGTGAGTGTTCTCCAATAGTAGAACAATTAGAGCTTTTCCTTAATCGTGAGGAGGGGTTGGGAATATAACGTATATTTGCTATATGAAACATCTTTTTACATTTTTTATATTAGCTCTTACCCTAGGGTCGGCTTCAGCCCAGTGCAACCAGCATGTATTTACCTCCGTGGGCGCAGAAAAATGGACTAATTTTCAGTATCAAGATTGCGACGGTGAAGCTCATTACTTCGGTCTTCCAGCTGGAGGATACACTATAATATACTGTGCAGACATAGGGACCGCCTTTGTCCTAAACGGGGATGGATTTGTATACCCGCTTCTTACGGAACACCCTAATTATGCTTCATGCGTACAAGAGGAGTCGTGCCCAGGAGACTTAGATAATAGTGGGGTGGTAGACGTTCAGGATTTATTGTTATTTTTAGAAAACTACGGGCTACCATGCGACTAAATTTCTTTCACATAATATGGCTTCTATATAGCGTTTTTGTATTTAACAACTCTGCATACGGCCAGTGCGACGTAGCTATAAGTAGCTGGGATGCTATAACAGGGGATATTGTTATAGAGGCTATTAACAGTGAGAACTGTGGTTGCAATGAATTTACAACTGAAGGTAACACGTGTGAGAATAGCTCTAGTTCTTATGTAAATAATAACGAAACAGTATCTCATATAGTTTTAGGGCTGCACGTAGAAGGGTTGGATTATAATTGGTTGGATTGTTTGACGGGAGTCAATCACCCAGGATGGACGTTTAAAGTTTTTACTCTTTATGGAAATCAAATATTAGAGAGTGGGGATACTTGGAGTGCTAATGTTTATGATGCAGGGGCAAGTACAAGTGATTGTTGGACTGAGGTATTAGCTAACGATACGCTATGTACTGAGTTAGTTGTATGGCAAATTAATCTATCTCGCACAGCTTTTATAGATGATGGTGGTTGGGCGGTAAATCCAGGGTTTAACCAAACACAGAACTACCCTGACGTAGATCTTTCTAATAACACTGCTGTAAACTGTGCCCCACCTGCCTGCGATACGGTGTATGTAGACGTTATTGAATATGTGGACGTTATTGAGTACGTAGATGTTATTGAGTACATTACAGATACACTTTACATAGATGTTGAGTGGGTGACGACAGACACACTATACATCACAGAAACGGACACATTAATAGAGTATGTCCAATTACCACCAGATACTTTATATGAGTATATCTACTTAACTGATACTATGTATGTAGAGACGGTTGTATATGAGTATCTATACGTTTATGAAACAGACACTATAACTGAGTTTGTATCTGAATCTATTTATATAGACTGTGAAACGGGGGAGCAATGTGCAGACGAATTTCCATGCGATGAAACTTCAATTTTTGCCCCAAATGCAGTAACCCCCAATGGGGACGGATGGAATGACACATGGACGGTTGTTTCAAATGGGGCTTGTTGGGATCAATGGGAGACTCGCATTTACAACAGATGGGGTGGCCTTGTATGGATAAGTGCCTCTTCTTTAGATGAATGGGATGCAAACGTTGCAACGGGAACATATGTTTACACAATAACTGCCCACAGCGCTATAAACGCAAGTGTTTTTGAGTTCAATGGAACAATAACTGTACTATATTAACTCTATGCAATTAAAAAAAAGAGACTATAAAAAAGAGTACAGAAAATTTCAATCTACTCCTGCGCAAAAAAAAAACCGAGCTGGAAGGAACCTTCGTAGAAGAAGATTTCTTAAGATGGGGTTGGTTAAAAAAGGGGACGGCATGGACATACACCATAAAGGAAATAGAGTTAAAGTAATGAAGGCGTCTAAAAATAGAGGCATAGCAGAGAAGTCAAGACTAAAAGGATCTAAACGTAAAAAAATTAAATAAAATGGCAGAGTATAAATGTGATTGCAACGACGAAGTTATAGACAAGTCAGGTGTAACAATAAAGTACATTGAAGGCGAAGGAGTAATACATGACGTAAAATGTAAAGGCTGTGACAAGTACATGGAGCTGGCTAACCCTAAGTCTGGGGCTCCTGGATTTAGATCCAATAGATTTGGACAAACATTTTGAACGTCCTCTTAGATGTTGAAGAGTATGATACCCCTGCTGTTAAGATTTGCCCCAACGGTACGGAGGGTGAAATTATTGAACTCGGTGGGCTACTCATTTGCCTTCCTAAAAGGCCGCCGAAGAAAGACATTCTCGGATATAAAAAATCAAACGCTTTGCAAGTGTGGCGAAGGATACCTCTGCAGAAGGAGCTGTCTCGTATTCGCTCTATGGATGAGTGGGAGGAGATGCCAAGGGAGTTTAGATCGAGGTTTCGTCCATATATCGAGGAAGAGTTTCGGCGTAGGCGTGAGGGCTTTTGGTTTTATAATAACAACACAGCTACATATATTACGGGGAGGCACTACATGATGCTACAATGGACAAAGCTTGATATAGGCTATCCATTTTTCTTAAATTTTCAAAGAGACATATTTTTACATATGGCTGCCTGTGAGATAGACCCTAGATGTATAGGCCAGCTATATACTAAATGTCGTCGTAGCGGATACACTAATATATGTTCAGCCGTGCTTGTGGACGAAGCTACACAGGTAAAGGATAAGCTTATGGGGATACAGTCTAAGACTGGTAAAGATGCCCAGGAAAATATTTTTATGAAGAAGGTGGTTTATATGTTTAGAAACTACCCATTCTTCTTTAAACCTATTCAGGACGGAACAACTAACCCGCGTATGGAGCTAGCTTTTCGGGAACCGTCGAAAAGAATCACCAAGAAAAACAAAACCTCTCAAATGGGGGAGGCTTTGAATACGGTTATCAATTGGAAAAACACAACAAACAATGCATATGACGGTGAAAAATTACACCTGTTATATTTAGACGAAGCAGGAAAATGGGAAAGACCTACAGACATAAGGGACGCTTGGAGGATTCAAAGGACGTGTTTGATCGTCGGAAGGAAAATCGTGGGAAAAGCATTAGTCGGAAGCACAGTAAATCCGATGGACAAAGGAGGGAAGCAATACAAAGATCTATGGAAGGATTCGGATCCTCTGGAAAGGAACGCGAATGGTAGGACCGTAAGCGGATTGTATAGGCTGTTTATACCAGCCCAAGAATCTCTAGAAGGGTTTTTTGATATCCACGGACTTCCAGTTATAGACACTCCAGACACCCCAATAGAGGGTGTAGATGGGGACGATGTTATTATAGGATCTAAAAGGTATCTTAAAAATGAGAGGGAGTCTCTAAAACACGACCCATCTGAATTAAACGAGGTAACAAGGCAGTTCCCTTTTACTGAGGATGAGGCTTTTAGGGATAGCATTGAGGGCAGCCTATTTAATATCGGCAAGATATATCAGCAAATAGAATATAACGATGAGCTCTTCCCCAATCCTGTAATTAAAGGCAACTTTATATGGAAGGAAAAGGATAAGGAGGTTGTATTTAGCCCTGACGTTAATGGTAGGTTTAGGGTTGCGTGGATGCCCCCTAACGAACAGCGTAACGTTATAAAGAACGACAGAGGTAAGAAAGTAGCCCCATTTGCGGACAGGGGTTGCGGGGGAGTTGACTCCTATGATCTTGACGCCACCCTGGACGGGAGAGGCTCAAAAGGAGCTCTACACCTCTACAATAAGTTTCATATAGAGAATCCATCTAATATGTTTGTAATAGAGTACGCTTCACGTCCAGACCTTGCTAAGATATTCTACGAGGACGTTTTAATGGCAGCTTTTTTTTACGGGTATCCTCTTCTTGTGGAGAATAATAAATATGGTATAGTAAGATACTTTGAGTCAAGGGGTTACGACGGGTACTTAATGGATAGGCCAGAACACCTTAAGGGGTCTTCGGCTACCGTAAAGGTGAAGACTAAGGGTATCCCCTCAAACTCTCAGGACGTAATCCAGGCACATGCCCATTCTATTGAGGCTTATATACACGATCATGTAGGTATAAATTATGACTCAGGGGATATGGGTAAGATGTATTTCAACAATACAATGGAAGACTGGATAGGATTTAAAATAGATAAAAGAACAAAATTTGACTTAACGATTAGCTCGGGGTTAGCGCTTTTGGCGGCACAGAAATCTAAGCCCAAAGCTGTAACTGATTTTACTGAACGCAAGTTCTTTAGGAGATATCAAGTAATCGGTTGATTCACTATATTTGCATAATATGAACGACGACGTAAACAAAAAGGGCGGCTTTCCCGACCCATTGGCAGACCAGCAAATAAAAGAGTCCGATTCATATGGACTCCAGTATGCGAAGGCTATTTATTCCCAGTGGGGAAAGATGAACGAGAGTTCTTCCCTCTTAGGGAAAAGAAATAAAATATTTGAAAGGAATAGAGATTATGCTAACGGCGTGCAGGATACAAGCATATACAAGCAGTTGCTAAACTCTTTATCTCCAAATAAAGGCGATGGGAGTCTTCTTAATTTAGATTACACCCCAGTACCTATTTTACCCAAGTTTGTAAAAATTGTTGTAAATAAAATACTTTCTAGGGATCCCTACCCTAATCTGGAATCCATAGACCCTCTTTCCTCTTCTGAAAAGAATAAAAAAAAGGATAAGATAAAAATGCAAGTAGAAGCAAAGGAACTGCTTCGTTCGCTGAAAGAAAAAACAGGGGTTGTTTTAGACATGGACCCTGATGCTATTCCCGATACTTTAGAAGAGGCGGAAATTTTTATGGATACAAACATAAAAACCGACGCAGAGATAGCCGCACAGATAGGTACAAACATGACCTTAGCCTGGAGTAACTTCTCGGACACAACGTACAGGAGGGCCGTTAACGACCTTGTTGCGCTTGGTATGTCTGTTGTCAAAAGAAAGAACGATCCAAATAAAGGCATAGCTCTTGAGTATGTGGATCCTGTGTCTTTTGTGCATAGCCACACCGACGACCCTAATTTTGAAGACGTAGTGTACGCTGGCGATGTCAAGCGTATGCCAATACAGGAATTAAAAAGACTGTCAGGAGATCAGTTTACTGAAGAAGAATTTAAAAAGATAGCCGAAAAATCTAAGAACAATAAAGGGAACAATTCGGGTAACCTTACTAAATCCCACTATGACGATCGTTTGCAGAAAACTAGCTACGGGTACGATGAGTACATGGTTGATGTGTTAGACTTTGAGTTTGTATCTGTAGATTCTATGCACTTTGAGGAGAAGGAGAGTCAACACGGAAACAAAGGTTTTTACTATAAGGGGTTTGAATATAAGGACAAGCCAGGCAGTGTGTTTGAGCGAACTCCGCACAAGATGGAGATGGCTATTGTCTATGGGGGTAGCTATATTTTAGGTACCGATCATATATTCGGGTACGGCAGACAAAAAAACGTACCTAAAAACATTCACGATATATCGAAGGCTAGACTGTCTTACTCTATGTCCGCAACCAATATGAGGCGCATGATGCCTAAGTCTATGGTTGAGAGCTGTACGGGGTTTGCGGATATGCTTCAGCTTACACATTTAAAACTCCAGCAGGCCATAGCAAAAGCTAAGCCAGATGGGTTGGTTATAGATATTGAGGGGCTGGAAAATGTGCAACTCGGAAAAGGAGGCGAGTTACAGCCGCTCGAACTTCATGATATATACGAGCAGACTGGAGTTTTCTATTACAGGAGCAAAAACCCAGAAGGGGGCTTTCAAAACCCACCAGTTAGGGAGATAGGAAATACAATAAGAAATATCAATGAGCTGATTGGGTTGTACAATCATTACATGCAACTCATACGCGACACAACAGGAATAAACGAAGCTATGGATGCTTCGTCTCCAAAAGGTAATGCTCTTGTTGGGGTTCAGCAACAGGCTATTGCGGCTGGAAACAACGCTATATACGACATAACTAATGCGTCTATGATGCTATTTAAAAGGGTTTGTCAGGATGTGGTTAAGTGCTTACAGATACTCCCCGAGGAGTCTGTGTTATACAAAATATACACTAACGCCATAGGAGAAGAAAACATGAATGTTCTTTCTTCGTTTAAAGATTTATCCATGTACAACTTTGGCGTACATGTCGTTAAGGAGATGGAGGACGAGGATAGGCAGTTTCTGGAACAGAACATACAGATGGCGCTGCAGCAGCAACAGATAGATTTAGAGGACGCTATGTCGGTTAGAGCTTTGAAGGATGTCAACCAAGCTGAGAGGTTGTTGATAATACGAAGAAAGAAAAGAATGAATGAGCAGCAGCTAATGGCTCAGCAGAACTCCGAGCAGCAGGCTCAACAAGCTGCACAGGCTTCACAGCAGGCTTCTGAAGCTCGCATGCAGGAGCTACAGGCGGGGGCTGAGATTTCTCAACAGGAGATTCAATTAAAGGCTCAATTAGAAATGCAGTTGGCTCAAATGAAACATGAGTTTAACAAAGAAATTGAAACTATTAGGGCTCAGGCTACGCTAGGCTTTAAGGAAGACGACCAGAACTTCAAGGAAAAGTTAGATGTACTTAAAGAGACTAAAAAAGACGAACGCCAGGAAGCTCAAGGAGCTCAGCAAATGGCTATGAAACAAATGGATCAGCAGCCCGATGAACAACAACAAATGATTTGATATGGCAAATAAAGTTAATTTAGACACATCCGAGCGGCTAGACATAACCTGTCGCCAAGGCGACACTTTCTCCCTTACCGTTACGCTTAAGAATTCTGCGGATACGGCAATCACGCTATCAACCTTGGGATATTCCTTTTTAATGCAGGTTTGGGGAGGCAACTCTTCGGAACCCATCATAGGGTCTCCAAATCTTGGCAAAAGCGTTAAGAAATCATTCGAGTCTTTTGTTGTTGATGAT